TAAATGGAGGTATTACTGTTTGGATTTTATTAAAAGACTAAAACATTGCATCAAGGAAAGGAGCAAGAATGAAATGTAAAGGACATAATTGCGATAAAGAGGCAACCATTGAAGATCCAAAGGATCATTTTTATTGTGATGAATGCTATAAATTTTATAGTTATACACGAAAGGAATACTGGAGCAATCCAGATGCGAAGGGATATGAAGATAAAAAATAAACTTAAACATTTAGATCTCTTTAGCGGGATCGGTGGATTTAGTCTCGGACTGGAAGCCACGGGTGGATTTGAAACAGTTGCGTTCTGTGAAATTGAGAACTTCCCGAGGCAAGTGCTACAAAAGCATTGGCCACACGTTAAACAATATAATGATATAAAGGAGCTGACGTATGACAAACTCAAAGAAGACGGAATTGGACTTATCGACATTATCACTGGAGGCTATCCTTGCCAACCATTCTCCCAAGCAGGTAGAAAAAAAGGTGAGCAAGATCCGCGACACCTCTGGCCAGAGTATTTTAGGCTTGTCAAAGAGTGTCGGCCGACTTGGGTCATTGGAGAGAACGTTAGTGGGCATCTTAAACTCGGTCTCGACTCGGTGCTCGCGGACCTGGAGGGTGAAGGTTACGCCGTTAGGACGTTTAGTATTTCAGCTGCTAGCATCGGCGCCAACCACAAAAGAGAAAGGGTCTGGATTGTGGCTCACTCCGAGCGCAACGACAATTTCAACAAGGAGCAAAGAGTCGATGGAAAAGAGAAAGAAATACCGCGAGAGCGTGGGGAGAACGACAGTCCCCCCAGGGAATCTAGCCGAGCAAGTGCAGTACGGAAAACCAACGACGGAAATGTGGAGAACACCAGACGCTCATTGCAACCGAGGGCCGAGCAGCGAGGAGAGAATGAAAATGAAACTCGAGAAGGGAATGCCAATCAGCATCAACGATCAAGTAGCGCATCCAAATCTGATGTGGCCAACACCCAGGGAGTTTATGTACAAGGACAGTACGACGGACAGGGGCAAAGGCAACCTTGGGGAGAAAGTTGGTGGGCAGTTGAACCCGACGTGGGTCGAGTGGCTCATGGGATACCCGACAGGGTGGACCGACTTAAAGCGTTAGGGAATAGTTTAGTCCCGCACGTTCCGTACTGTATCGCACTTTCAATCCTGGAGGCGCTCGATGCATAGACATATTGTTATCGGACCGCCAGGTACAGGGAAAACTACCTATTTAAAAGATAAAGTGGAAGAGTTTCTCAATGCTGGGAAATGCACTCCAAAGGAAATAGGTTACTTCAGTTTTACCGTAAGAGCAGCAGAAGAAATTAGAGATCGAATTGTGAAAGATTCTAATCAACAGTGCACAAAAGAAACTATTAAAATTATATACCCTTATTTTTCCACATTACATTCTTTGTCTTATCGTCGTTTACAACTTCAACAGACACAGATTATGGATGATCATGATTATGAAGAACTCTCCCAAATAACAGGACATGAATATGTTAATAAAATGAAAAAAGGAAATGGTGTTGATATAGCAATGCCAACAGCAAAAAGTGAATACCAGGACATGATTAATTTAGCTTATGCCAAATATCCTGATGATGACGATCGACTAGATAAAGTTTTTAGATATACCACATTAAATAATTATGGGGCTCGAAAGCTTATTGAACAAATGGAACTGGATCTTCATAAATTTAAAGTAGACAGAGATAAATACGAATACGTTGATTATTTTATTCAATTTTTAAAAAGAAATAATCCTCCTCCTTTAAAATATTTATTTGTTGATGAGGCACAAGATCTAAGTGCCCATCAATGGCAAGTAATTGATATGATTCAAAAACAATCAGGAGCTCTTCAAACATATATTGCGGGTGATGATGATCAAGCAATTTTCAGATGGGCTGGCGCAGATATCGAACATTTTATTCGAATGGCGCATGATTCTAACAATACGCTTATTCCTTTGACACAATCTCACCGCATTCCTATAAGTGTACACAGTCTTGCCACAAAACTTGGACAGTCTATATCCCAACGCATCCCAAAGACTTATAAGCCCCGCGACGAGATGGGGGTAAGAAAAGTATTGAATATTAGACCTTTAAATAAAGGATTACAGGAAGGTGAATGGCTGATTTTATGTAGAACTCACGAAATTGTAAAGCAGGTGTGTGAAACTCTGGAAACATATGGATGGCTTTATAAACGCTATGGATTTTCTGTTATTAGTTTTAAATATATTGAAGCCATTAGAGGATGGACGGCTCTTCAGAATGGTAAATCTATTTCAGGTGTTTTATGCGACATTGTCTATCATCACATGGATAGTACAAGAATAAAAAGAAATTATGGTGTTTTTAAAGGACAACACGAAGAAACCTACAACTTAGAGGATCTTATTAAAGACTATGGTTTACGAGAAGTTATCCGGTTATCCAAAGAAAAAGAAGTAAGTACAAGAGCCATCACTTGGTATGATATGCTTAATTCTAAAGGACTGCAACGACGTGTAACTTATTTAAGAGCGGTTATGCGCTCAGGAAACAAACTTGATACTGTTCCGCGTATTGAAGTCTCCACTATCCACGCATCAAAAGGTGGTGAAAGACAAAAAGTTATGTTATTAACCGATCTATCGTTTGGGCCTTACAGCTCATATAAAGAAAGTCAACAAGGAAGAGATGATGAAGCCAGAGTATTTTACGTGGGTGCCACAAGAGCTAAAGAAGAATTACATATTATTCATCGCACAGAAGGACAATACGAATATGATCCTATCTTTCATTACGAGAGCCAAATAAGATGATTTGTAAAGATATTTTAAAAGAAGCAAGAGAGTTAGTTGGTAAGCAACGTCAGATTGACTATGGGGACAAGCTTATTAATCACAAGAACATTGCTGCGTTGTGGTCGGTTTTCCTCCGCACTAACATAACGGCGCATGACGCAGCGGTGTGCATGGCCTTGGTAAAAATAGCACGGCTTATGCACCAGCATAAAAAAGATAGTTATGTTGACTTGGCCGCCTACGCTGCCATTGCGGGAGAAATAGAAGTCCGAACAAATAAAAAAAATATTTCCTTTGAATCTGAAGGAGAAAGAAGAGGACGTATTACAGAGGAATATGTTAACTCATTAAAGGAGAAAAAATGAAAGAGCAGCCCAATTGGTTTCCTAAAGTTCATAAAATGCCCAGTGAATGGGTAATGCCCGACCATTTTCCCGATCTCTCCCAATATGATGAAATAGCTGTTGATGTAGAAACAAGAGATCCTGGACTTAAAACGAGTGGCCCTGGCTATATTCGTAAACACGGACAAGTCATAGGAATTGCTGTGGCTGTGGATGGATGGTGTGGATATTATCCAATCGCTCACGAAACGCCACCTAACATGGACGCTGGAATTGTAATTAAATGGCTGAAAAAACAATGTTCTCATGAAAAAATTAATTATATTTTTCATAATGCTTTCTATGATGTAGGTTGGTTAGCAACTTTAGGGGTTGACATTCGAGGAAAAATAATTGACACTTTGATTGCCGCACCGTTGGTAGATGAAAATAGGTTTCGATATGACCTAAACTCATTAGGAAAGGATTATTTAAAGGAGTCAAAATCGGAAACCCAACTCTACGAGGCGGCAAAAATGTGGGGCCTTGATCCTAAATCAGAACTATGGAAGCTTCCTGCCTCACATGTTGGCGACTACGCTGAACAAGATGTACGCGTAACGTTGCGTCTATGGCATCACTTAAAGAAAGAAATTATATCACAAAATTTAATTAATATTTTTGAGCTTGAAACAGATCTGTTCCCAGTGTTATTTAAAATGAAACAAGCGGGAGTAAAAGTTGATCTTGAAAAAGCGGAAAGGATTAAAAATGATTTACTCTCTCAGGAAAATAAAATTCTGGCTGGAATTAAAAAGCTCTCAGGGATGGATGTGGAGATATGGGCTGCAGCATCAGTGTCGAAAGCTTTCGACACGCTTAATATTCCTTATGACCATACTCCTACGGGGAAGCCTAAATTTGATAAAAATTTTTTGGCAACGCATGATAGTCCGCTCGCTAAAATGGTTGTTGAGGCGCGCGAGATTAATAAAGCCCGAACCACCTTCATCAACACAATACTCAAGCATTCGTACAGAGGGAGGATTCACGCAGACATTCACCAAATGAGATCGGATGCCGGAGGCACCGTCACAGGTCGCTTCTCGTACTCCAATCCCAATTTACAGCAAATCCCCGCTCGCAATGCCATACTTGGTCCATTAATTCGTTCCATTTTTGTACCGGAAAAGGATTGCCAGTGGGGTATTTTTGACTACTCGCAACAAGAACCACGGCTCGTGGTCCACTACGCCAGCTTAAAAGGTTTTTCGAGTGCTAATAGCTTTATTGATCAATATCATAATGATGAGGCTACTGACTTTCATCAGCTAGTATCTGATATGGCGGACATTCCCAGAAAACAAGCCAAGACAATTAATTTAGGGCTTTTTTATGGCATGGGAAAAGGAAAACTAATGTCACAATTAGGCCTTGATTTAGAAGATGCCTCTGATCTTTTAGCGGGCTATCATGAACGAGTACCTTTTGTTAAAAAATTAATGAATGACACGATGTATCAAGCAGGGAAAAAAGGATACCTATCCACCTTATTAGGAAGAAGATGCCGTTTTGAACTATGGGAACCTGTTAATGAATGGGGATCTAAAGCTCTCCCTTTAAAAGAAGCGCAAAGAGAATATGGGGAACATACAATTAAAAGAGCGTGGACTTATAAGGCTCTCAATAGACTTATTCAAGGATCCGCAGCCGACCAGACAAAAAAAGCTATGTTAGAGTTATCCAAAGAAGGCTATATCGCCCATGTGCAAGTGCATGATGAATTGGATTTTTCTATTGCAAGCGACAAGGATGTTAATAAAATTAAAGAGATTATGGAAACATGTATAGATTTACTCGTCCCAAGCAAAGTGGATGTAGAACTAGGAAAAAGTTGGGGCGATGCAGGACAAGATTGAACCCATTGATAATTATGTAAATAAAATTTTGAAAGGGAGCGGCTGATAATGGAAGAAATATTATTATTTAAAAAAAGCTTTTTTAAAACAAAAATTTCCAATTTTCATTTAATTGAAACAGTTCGTTCTTTCATAGAAGAAAATAAAGAAAAGTTTACTGAAAGAAGCTGGGACTGCAATAATAATACTTCTTTAAAAAAATTTATTAATATTTTATATGAAGTGGAAGAATTCAAATATATTACTGCTAACATAGAAAAAGAAATAAAAAGTTTAATAAAGCAACCTTTTATGATTATTGAATCTTGGATAAATATATTAAATAAAAATGGTTATCAAGAATTTCACAAGCATGAAAGAAAAGGAGAGAAAGAAGGATCAGGTATTCTTTATTTAACAAAAGAAAATTCTCAGATAGAATTTGCGTATTTTCCTGAAGACATAACACTAAAAATAAAACCTGAACAAGGGGATATTTTACTTTTTGATAGCGATCTTTACCACCGTGTAGTAGATTCCAAACAAGAAAGAATATCTCTAGCTTTTAATTTTAAAAGGCAGGACTGATGCTTTTTAAAAAACAAAACCCCATAGCTAAAGAGCTACGTACCCCTAAATATAGAAAACGTGTTGTAGAAGATAAAAATGTATATAACAGGAAAAAAATTCTATCGGATGAGGACGAAGATGAGAGAAGGAGATTTAGTGATCACTTATGCGAAGTGGCTGAGGTGGAAAAATTAAAGGGCAGTTTAAATCAGAATTTTATTCCTGATAATAAAATAAAAATTAAAAAATAATGAGTTATCTGAAAGCAAAGAAAATTGACTATCCTTCCCTCCATAAGATAGTCCCTATCAGGAATCTCAAGGGAATAGAATGGTTTGATCTGGTTAGGGCGTTGATATCTGGTGAATCTATTATAACCAAAACTCCTGTGTCTAAATCAATTCGAGGGTTGAGCTTGGACATACAAAAAAATGGCCTTACACATCCTATTCTCATCTTAAATAATGAAGTTGTAGCTGGAATGCATCGATCGGTCGTCGCCGCGCACTTGCATTATACTCATATTTCCTGTTACTACTGTAAAGATAAAGACCAGTTTGATAAAATTTTTAAGGAGCAATATGACTCCTGAAAAACATTTAAAGTTGCTGCTACCCTATTACATTAAAGAATATCGTAATGTTATTACCCCAAATCTAGCTCAAAAAATAATAGAACAGCCTAATTTAAAATTTTATCCCGCTACTGCGGGGGGAGGAAAAAGCAGTAAGGCACGACGTTGCTATGTTAAGAGACTGGACTCCCAGTTCAATGAGGAAATTTCTCAAATTTTTAATAATATTTTTAGATCCTACATCCAGGAATTTAGATTCTTTGAGAGTGTAAAGATGGAGAATACGGGATACGATCATGTTCTTTATAAAGGATCCGAGTCCCAGGAATACAAGGAGCACGTTGACCATTCTAAATTCAACAAGCCTCGCGTTCTCACTTGTTCCTTGCTTCTTAATGATGATTATGATGGAGGGAATTTTAGTTTTTTTGATAAGGAATATGTAGTTTCCCGACTAGCTTATAGTGCTGTTGTATTTCCCAGCAACTGCTGTTTCCCCCATGCCATTACTCCTGTGTCGAGAGGAGATCGACATATTATTATTACTTGGATAGATTAAGTCTCTCCAAATCCCTTTTTGTCATTTCCGCCAGTATTCTGATTGTTTCTTCCATACGTTGACAGTATTTACAGCTTAACAAGAAAGCAATAAAAATGTAAGCTAGAGGCGGTAAAGTGTGTTATGCTTTGTTATCGAAAAGGTGTAAATTTGTAAAGTATGAATATTATTTCAGGTTTTTGTGCAACGTTGTTGTTGCTATGCCAGACAGTTATTAGTAATTTTGATTTTAAATATGATACTCAAGAAGAATTTGTTAAAGGCATTGTGCAGTGTACGCAGGCATTCAACGCAGTCATTCCTCCCGAGCGCCGTGTGGTGGTTGTCCTTAGTGTGGCGCAGGCTGGGCTGGAATCCGACTGGGGTCGTTCACGCTTTGCTAAACTGGGTAATAACTTCTACGGTATTATTCAGCCAGATCCCGCCGAACCCCACATAAGGGCGCTCAACAGCGATACCCTTGTTAAAAAATACGGACGCAAGTGCGAAAGCGTAGCGAGCTACATCACATTGCTCAATAACCATGATTTTTTCAAGGAATACCGCAAAGAACGAATCAAGCAATGGGTGGTCCAGGAAGTTAATGTAGAAGCCTTGGCCGATACCCTCCACGGGTATGCCACTGATCCCTTCTATGTCTACAAGGTCAAGGATACCATCGCATATCTGTACAAGACATATCCCACTATTTTCCACTTGACAACGCCAGCTTAGTAATCTATTCTCCCACTTTAATAAGGAGAAAGTATGCCGATACTAAAAGAAGATTATGAAGCATGTTTTAAGGAAGGATTCCGTTTAGGGAGCCGACTAACACGCTCAAAGATGTGTTACTATAATGCCCGCACCGCCGAAAGTTTAGGCGACAAGGAAATGGCGCAGCTGGAACGCAAAAGTGGAGCTGAATGGAGTGCCCTCGCTAAGAATTGCGGGAGAAAGTTTACACCCATCGCGGCTCACGGCCCTCATCAATCCGTGTTTGATATGGGAGACGCAGAAAAATTAATACACGATACAACCGAGCCATTTAAAAGGAGGGCTTAATGAATATACTTAAATTTAAATCCGTTGCGGTACGTATAACGACGTACCAGAAACTCAAAAAACTTGCCTTAAAGCAGAATAGGTCTGTTGGCATGAT